ACAACCATTGGTTTATACAATGATACAAATGACTTATTAGCAGTAGCTAAATTGTCACGACCATTGTTAAAAGATTTTACTAAAGAAGCTCTTGTAAGAGTTAAACTTGATTTCTAAAATGAATGGGTGCCTACAAACAATTTTTAGCGTCGGATATAGTAATTACTCCGCTTGAATTAAACAAGGCGTTTAATTTCGAGGGGGCAGCCGCGTTAACTAGTTCTGTTGTTGGTATTGATAGATATTTAGGTTTAAATTCAAGTTCATTATTTAATCCCTTAACAGATCCTACAACTGGAGAAATTACTACTCAATATCAAAGATTAGTTTATAGTTCTATTGAACAACTTTATTATTCTAATTACTTAAATTCAACAGCTAGTTATGGATCACCTGTAGTTACTGCTAGTTTAGTACCTGGAGCTAATATTGATGGAGATCGTTTAGTAGGCACTACATCTTCAGCAGGTAGATATTATAATTATCCACAAACTGATTTAACGTTTGCTCATTACTTTCCTACAGAATCTAATTCTACAATAGGAGTAATGTCTATTCCTGTAGGTTTATTTGGAAATTATATCCAGCCAGGTTCATTTAATTGGATTGCTCCAAGTGGTTCTATTTATGATGATGGACAAGGTAATTTAATATTTTCTTCATCACAACAAATTTGTGGTAATATATTTTATGGACATGGTATTGCTGTAATTACTAGTGATTCTCAACCTCAAGGTGATACTTATGGGACTGCCATTTATGGCTCAGCATTGTATGGATTATCAGATGCTACAGTGATAAGTAACTTTATTACCTCATCTAATGTAACTTGTTCATTTTCATCCTCACTTACAATTTATGAAACCCAATATAAATGTACGGCTAGAGAAAATGAATTTAATTTTAGTCAAAACCCATCAATCACCTCAGGTAGTACAGCAAATTCAAGTTCAGTAGGAACCTTTTATACTCCCGCTCAATATGTATATGGTTTTGCTACTGGTTCTTATTTTGCCCCTTACGTAACTACTATTGGGTTATATAATGAACAACAACAATTATTAGCTATAGGAAAATTAGCCCAACCTTTACCCTTATCAGCAACAACAGATACTACAATACTTATAAACATAGATAGATAATATGTGGTTATACAAAGAACAAGTTATTAACTCAATTGAGGATATGCCTCAAGGAACATTCGGTTTTATATACATGACTACTCACAATTCAAGTGGGGTATCGTATATTGGAAAAAAATCGCTATATCACAACGTTAAACGTAAATTAACCAAAAAAGAACTGGCTGAACATACTGGAAGAGGACGTAAACCTACAACCGAGGTAGTTCAAAAGGAATCTGATTGGAAAACGTATTACGGATCTACAAAACAAATTGTAGAACTCATTAAAGGAGGTAAACAAGAGGACTTTACCCGTGAGATCTTACAGTTTGTTTTTAATAAAAAACTTCTTACTTACTATGAATGTAAGTACTTATTTAAATACGGGGTGTTAGAACACCCACTAGAATACTTTAATGACAATATTTTAGGAAAATTTTTCACCAAAGACTTTGCTACGCAAGATTAAGTTTGTACATTACTGTATATGCTCAATCAACCACTGATTGCCTTAGTAAATTCTGTTTTAGGAACTGGTAAACCAACAGCTAGAGGTAACTATGCTTATAGTTGTCCCTTCTGTAATCACCATAAACCTAAGTTAGAAATCAATTTTACTGAAAACCAAAAAGGAGAAAATCCTTGGCATTGTTGGGCTTGTGATAAAAAGGGTAAAAAGGTAGCTCAAGTATTTAAACAAAAGACAGCATCACCTGAAAAGATGTTGGAGTTAAGAGCTTTAGTTAAAACAGAAACCTCCGATAGAGAATATGCTGTTGCTGAAAAAGTATCTTTACCTAAAGAATTTAAAACATTTAAAAATATTACTCAAACAAACATTTCAGGACGTCAAGCTTTAGCTTACTTAAAATCTAGAAATATTACAGATGAGGATATACTTAAATACAATATAGGTTATTGTGAGACAGGTCCTTACAAAAATATGGTTGTAATTCCCTCATATGATGCTAACGGAAGTTTAAATTATTTTACAGGTCGTTCGTTTGAAAAGGAACCTAAAATAAAATATAAAAATCCATCTGTATCTCGTGACATCATACCCTTTGAGTTGTTTATAAATTGGGATTTACCGTTTATATTGTGTGAAGGACCATTTGACGCAATAGCCATTAAACGCAATGCAATACCGTTATTAGGCAAAAATATACAATCAAACTTGATGAAGAAGATTGTAATGTCTAGTGTCGAAAAAATATATATAGCTCTAGATAAGGACGCTCAAAAACAAGCATTAAGTTTTTGTGAGCGTTTAATGAACGAAGGCAAAGAAGTTTATCTTGTAGACATGCACGATAAGGACCCAAGTGAAATGGGTTTTAAGAATTTCATAAACATAATTTCAGACACATTACCCTTAACACTTTCAGGTTTACTTGAGAAAAAACTCTTCCTATGAGTAAAATAAAAAAATCTTACAATAGAATTTTAGAAGTATCAGACGATGCTAAACAAATAACACTACCAGACTCCCGTTATTATAGACGAAATGGTGAATACTATCCCTCAATTACTTATGTTTTAGGTTATTATCCTAAAGGTAAGTTTTTTGAAGACTGGCTTAAAAAAGTAGGTTACTCTGCCGAACACATTGTTAAAAAAGCAGGTGAGGAAGGAACAGCAGTTCACGAAATGATTGAAGAATATCTTGAAGGTAAAGAAATGAACTTTATGAATCAATATGGTAACCCTCAATACAGTCCTGATGTTTGGCAAATGTTCTTACGTTTTGTAGATTTTTGGGAAACATATAACCCTAAACTAATTGAAGCAGAAGTCCATTTATTTTCAGATGAACTAAAGGTAGCAGGAACGTGTGATTTAATTGTTGAAATTGAAAATAAACTTTGGTTAATTGATTTTAAAACATCAAACCATATTCAACCAACATACGAATTACAGACTGCTATTTATGGTAAGTGTTATGAGGAATGTTATGGTAAAAAAGTAGATAATTATGGTATTCTTTGGTTAAAATCCTCTAAACGTAAAGCTAACAAAGAAAAGATGCAGGGTAAAGGATGGGAAATGGTTACATCTACTAGAACACAAGAGGAAAACATTGACATCTTTAAAACAGTAAAACGTTTATTTGATTTAGAAAATCCTACTCACGCTCCTATCTTTACTGAATTTAAAACTACAGTAAAAAGAACCCTGTAATATTTATGACAAATACTATCCATGATTGGACTGATATCACTTTTAAAAGAAATACAAGGCAAGCCAAAAGCAATTTTTATGGCTGGCCCTGCTGGTTCAGGTAAATCATTTATCTCAAAACAATTAGTCCCTTCTGATTTTAATACTATTAATGTAGATGATACTTATGAGGAATTACTTAAATCCTCAGGTATTGGAATGAAATTAGCTAACATGTCACCTGATGAATTAAAAAAATCAGGTGAATTAATGGGTCAAGCTAGAAAAGCAACAGACGCTAAACTTCAAGATGCTACTAAAAATGCTAAAAATTTATTGATTGATAGTGTAGGTGGTTCATCTAAAATGCTACTTAAGAAAAAAGCAGAATTGGAAGCTTTAGGTTACGAAACGGCAATGATAATGACTTATGTATCGCCTATTACCTCACTAGAGCGTAATAAACAGCGAGATAGATCATTATTGCCAAGTATTATAATTCGTTCTTGGCGTGATGTAAATACCAATATAGACGCATACAGACAGGCGTTTGGTGATAACTTTACATTAATAAATTTAGATCCTGAGGATGCTAATAAAGATTTTGATGAGAATTTTATTTATAAAAATTATATTGAACCTTTAGGACAAGTAGGTAAAGAAAAATCACCTGAGGATAAAGCAAAATCCAAAGCAGAATCAGAAAAAATATATTCAGATATTAAACAAACTCTTAAATCACAACCTGAGTTTGATACTATAGAACAAGCAAAAACAAAAATCACTAACTTTATACAAAAATGAAATTATTAGACTTATTAAACGAAGGCGAATTAGAAAAAAACATGAATGAAGGACCAATTGATGAGATTGGAAAATTTTTCGTTGTTAAAAAACCTTCAAAAGGAATGACTAAAGAAAATATGGTAATGGAAGCTACTGTATTTGATGAAATTAAAATGGAAGAAACTAAAGGCGTTTACAAAAACAAGTCTGAAGCTAATCGTCACGCAACTGAAGCTCTTAAAGAGTATGATATGATGATGAAAGAGGTAGAAGATGCTATGAACGAATTTAGAAATTCTAAGAAAGATATTGATGAAAAGAAAAATAAAGCTAAAGAATTAATTAAAAAGCTTAAATAATGAATTTACTAACAAAATCTCTATTAGAGGATCTGTTAGACACACAAAAAACAGTGGCTATATATGGGGGTGGTTTCAAACCACCTACCAAAGGTCACTTTAATGTAGCTGAATTAGCTTTAAGTGAGTTACCTGATATTGATGAATTAAAAATATTTGTTGGTGGAGGTGTTAGAGATGGTATCACCCAAGATGAATCAATTCAGGTTTGGGATATCTATAAAAAATATCTTTCCCCAAAAGTTAGTGTAGAACCATCAGTAGCTCCAGTTAAATCAGTTTTAGGTTATGCTAAAGAAAATCCTGATACTAAAGTGTATTGGGTATTAGGTGCTAGAGATGGTGAGGAAAGTGATTTAGAGGATATTAAAAATAGAACTAAATCTTTAGATAAGTATCCTAATTTAGAGGTAAAAGTAATTACTTCTAAAGGTGGTATAAGTGGCACTAAAACTAGAACAGCTATTAAAGCAAATAATAAAGAACAATTTTTTCATTTTATTCCTGATATTGAAGAAAAAGAACAAGTATGGGATATTGTATCTCCTGTGGTTAAAGAAGTTGAAATGGGGATGGTTCCTACGGATGTTTTAGGTAAACATTCTCAACAAGATATGAATAGTTTTATAACTAATGTTAAAACAAAATTACAAAAATTTATATCTGCTGTTAAACAAGAAGGTAAAGAAACTAAAGAAGCAGTAAGTTTACTTATTAAATCCGCTAAAGGGGATGTTGAATTAAGTAATGAACAAAAAGAACAAATTGGTAATCAATTAAAAGATGTTTTAAAATTAATAGGTTTAACAGCAATTGCTTCTTTGCCTGGTGGTTTTATAGCAGGTGCTTTAATTAAATTATTTAAAGCCGAAACATTAATTACTCCTTCATCTTTTGTAAACGAGATAAGTAAAGAACCAACACCAGATGATATAACTAGAATTTTAAAGCGAACAGGTGATGAACAAGATTTATATGTTAAAGATTGGGATGAATTCACTCCAGAACTTTGTAACGATGGATTTTGTGATATATTTGCTGAAAAATTTAAAGAAGAATACCCCGGATCTGAATTATGGCAAACTAGTGCTAGTACATCACCTTGGGGATTTGGACATAGTTGGGTAAAATATAAAGATAAATTTTATGATGCTGAAACTCCAAATGGAGTTAAAGATTGGAGAGATTTACCTTACATCCAAAGATTATATCAAGTAGGTAAAAAATATCCTGAAGATGTAAAACGAATAAACGAAGTAGGCGAGGCAAATCTTAAACCATACAAATGGGAAGAAGTAGATAGAGAAGGTTATTATGTTTACACTCGATTTACAACAGATAGTGAAACCCAATATGATGTAGACATTAAATCAACAGTTTACTTTCCTGCGGGACAAATGGAATCTCAACCTGCTTTAGAAATTGAATTTACAGCTAAACCTAAAGGTGCTGAAGGTTCTTCGGCTAAAATAGTAGTTAATAAAGGTGAAATGTATAGAGTAATGGCTACTATAGTAGATATAATTAAAAAATATCTTAAAAAATCTAAAGCACAAGCCATTATTTACTCCCCCTCTAAAAAATCAGATGAGGAAAGTTTTGGAACCCAAAGAGATAATTTATACAGAGCATTTATTTCTAAAGCATTTCCCGGAACAACATTTAAACAATCCGGAGATTTTATAACAGCTATTTTACCTAGTGTAAAAGAAGGAACTTGTGGTTACGATACAGATGTTAAAACAGGTAAAAAATTAGATACACCTGGTGGGTTAGAAGAAGGTCGACCAAAAAAGAAAGATCCTAAAAAAGGAACAGGCAAAAAACCAGAAGGTTCAGGTCGTAGATTATACACAGATGAAGATCCTAAAGACACTGTCCGTATTAAATTTAAAACTAAAGAAGATATTGTTGATACTTTAAATAAAACATCTTTTAAAGCTAAATCTCATGCTCGTCAATCTCAAGTAATTAATTTAATTCATCAACGAGTAAGAGCAGCTTATGGTAAAGCAAAAGATCCTGAAGTAAAATCAAGATTAAAACGTGCTTTAGATTATATTGAAAAACGTAAAGAAATGTCTAAAAAGAAAACAGAACGTTTACGTAAATTAAAAGAATTAGTAACAGCCACAGAAGTTATTTGTGATAATTGTGGTTGGGAATGGGCTATAAAAGATGGTGGGGATGATTTATATATCTGTCATAAGTGTGGACATGATAATACTCCTAACTCTAATGACCCGTTTGGATTAAATGAATTGGCAAGACAATTTCTTAAAGAAGCTTTAATAGAAACTTGGAATCCCGAAGAATCTTTCGTATCTTTATCTCAATATATGATGGACAATGGAATGAATATCAAACCATTGCCTAAAATTAAGGTTATAAAGGATGATGAACAAAACGCATCCGATCTTTTGGGTAAAACGGCTTATTATAATCCAACCGAAAAGTCTATCACTTTGTATACAATGGATAGGCACCCAAAAGATATATTGCGTTCATTTGCTCATGAAATGGTTCATCATGAACAGAATTTAGATGGTAGATTAGGTAATATTAATACTACTAACACAAATGAAGATGGTGATTTACCTGAGATTGAAAGAGAAGCATACGAAAAAGGAAATATGATGTTACGTAATTGGGAGGATAAAATAAAAAATGTATAAGTTAACAGATTTATATAAGCAACTAAAAGAGGAAGAAGTAG